TTGATTTTAATGGTTCTACTAAATTAGAAGTTAAAACATCGAGTGTTGATGTTGCCGCTAACTTGGTTCCAGGAGCCAATGATACTTACGACTTAGGTGCATCAGGAAATGTTTGGAGAAACTTATATACTGGAGACTTACATTTATCTAACGAAGCAAAAGAAGAAGGTAATGCTGTTGACGGTACAAAAGGTAATTGGACTATTCAAGAGGGTGCTGAACACTTATATATTTTAAATAATAAGTCTGGTAAAAAATACAGATTTAAGTTAGAGGAAATGTAATGATATTCAATTTTGATAAAAAAGAATATGACAGTGAAAAATTATCAGATCAAGGTAAAATAGTTTTACAAAAACTTCAAAATATTGTTGTTCAAAAACAACAATTGAATATACAATTCACTGATTTAGAAGTTTTACAAAAACATTATTCTGATCTACTTAAAAAAGAATTACCGAAAGAAAATAAAAAAGTAGACAAAAAAGGAGCCTAATCTATGGCTCTAGGAATCACCGCATATTCTGAAGCGGCTTTTTCATCTGAAGCAAGTGATGTAATTGCTTATCCTTTAGGTACTGTTCTCACAGGGTCTATGGGAGAAGAGTCTAATACAGGTACAGCTAATGTACCGGTAACAGGCATTCAAGCAACAATTACAAATGGTGGTGTTGTAGCAGGTTCTTCTGTATTAGTTAGTGTAACTGGTTCTGAATTAACGACATTTATTGGTGAAGAAGATATAAATGTAGGGGTGCCTATTACAGGTATTCAGTTATCTATAACAAACAAAACTTCTACACAAGATACATTAACTGCTTTTGGAGAAGCTCCTTTTGCAACATTAAGTCCTAGCACTTTCTTTATACCAAGTGTTACAATTGAAGCAACAACAGGTGCGGGACAACTTCCAAGTTTCTTATTGCAAGGTTCTGTAGGAGACTCAACTATATCTGCAGACGCTAATGTTCCGGTAACAGGATCTGAGCTAACACTATCAACTAATGATGTAACATTTGAAATAACTGCTGATATTGATGTAACAGGATCACAAGCAAACATCTCACTTGGAACTTATTCTGTTTCTGCTGATGGTAACGTAAGCGTTATAGTTACAGAGCATGATATAGTTACATCGATTGGTTTAGTAACTACAGCTGCAAATTCTGATGTTTCTGTCTCAGGATCACAATTAACAGGTTCTGTTGGTGATGTGTCTTTCACAATTAATGGTAGTGTAGCTGTTACAGGACAACAATTAACTTTAACATTAGGGGATGAGTTTGCATTTACAGATGTGAGTGTTGAAGTTACTGGTCAAGAGTTAACAATGTCTATGGGAGAAGAAACTCCTACAGCAGACGCTAACGTTGAATTAACAGGTATTCAATTAACAGGTTCAGTTGGAACAGTAGATGCAGTAGTTGTAGCTGAAGTTACAGGTGTACAAATGTCCACTTCCATAGGATCTGTTACAGTAACAGCAAATGCAGATGTAAACGTTACTGGAATACAATTACAATCTAATACAGGAAATGTAAATATTACAGCATGGGCTGAAATAGATCCTGGTGTATCTAACGTTTGGACTGAGGTTGATCTAGCAGCTTAGAGAGGATATAATAAAAACATGGCATCTACTTATTCAGAATTAGGTTTAGAATTAATGGTCACAGGGGAAAACGCTGGGACTTGGGGTGACAAAACTAATACAAATTTAAATTTAGTTCAACAAGCGATTGCAGGTTATCAGGAAATATCTATTGCAGGAGGAGCGCAAACAACAGCTCTTGCAATGACAGATGCAGCTATTTCTAATGCAAGAAATGCTGTTATAAAATTTACAGGAACTATTACAGGAAATCAAATAGTAACTATTCCTGATTCGATTGAAAAAACCTACATTATTTCAAATGGAACTACCGGAGCTTTTACTGTTGAATTTAAAACTGTTAGTGGAACAGGTGTTACGTTTTCAACAACCGATAAAGGTATTAAAATTCTTTTTAGTGATGGAACAAATGTTGTTGATGTAACTGGAAATTTTAGCAATATAACTACAGGTTCTATTACCGCTTCAGGTAATATTGAACCAGGTGCTAATGATACTTACGATTTAGGTGCTTCTGGAAACGTGTGGAGAAACATATACACAGGGGATTTACACCTAAATAATGAGCATAAAAAAGAAGGTAATATAGTAGATGGATCTAAAGGGAGCTGGACTTTACAAGAAGGTTCTCAAGATATATACTTAATTAACAATAAATCTAATGAAAAATTTAGATTAAAATTAGAAAAAATTTAAGGAGATACAATGGGTATTATTTCAAATGGAAATACAGTAATAGATAATGGCGCAATTGATGCGAATGAAGTCGATACTACGCAAATAGCCAATGATGCTGTGACTGCTGATAAACTTGCAAACACAGCGGTGACTGCAGGTTCTTACACAGTAGCATCTATTACTGTTGATGCTCAAGGAAGAATTACATCAGCTTCTTCAGGTTCAGCGGGTGGTGGAAATTTAGTAATAGCAGAGACTGCTGGAGGACCTTCTTCAGGAACTTATACTGCAAATGCAGCTGCAAATTATATTCAAGTTTATTTAAGAGCCGGAGGTGGCGGAGGTGGCGGAGGACGAAGATCTCCTACTAATGCACCTTATAATCCTGGTAACCGAGGAGCAAATGGTCAATACGGAGGGTTTGGACTTTATGGTTTAAGCATCTCTGCTCCTTATTCTGCTCCTTATTCAATAGGCGCTCTTGGAGCTGGAGGGAGCGGTGGTTATAATGCTGGAGGAACTGGTGGTACTGGAGGCCCTTCTACTTTTTCAAGTTTCACGGCTACAGGAGGAGCTGGTGGAACAGTTGGAGCTCCTAACGATTACAATACAAGAGCAAACACAACTGCTACAAGCAGATTAAAACAAATGGTGAGAGATGAATTTACAGTGCTACCCGGAAGATCTGGATATGAGGAAATTGATGATCCAACTCCAAAAACAGGTACAAGTCAAGGAGGATCTTCTGATTCTGGTAACCAACCAGCAAACCCAGGTACTCCTGGCACAAATGGTGTTTTAGTAGTTTATGAAAATATAGGACAATAAATATGGCAAAATACGTTTCAACTTTTCAAAATCAAATACATCATCTTTGTTTTAATGATGAAAACAAAAATTATTTGTTAACCAAACATCCAAGTATTTCTTTCATTACATTAACTGATGATCAATATAATGTAATTAAATATGATTCACATGTAGTATCAATAGTTAATAACCAATTAGTCATAGGAGATGCACTATTTGAACCAGAAGATTCAGATGTAGTAGAGGGAAAAATTCCTTCTATTTCAAGTGATGAAATATATAATCAAAGAAACAAACTTGTTCAAAAAATAATAAGAGTAAAAGATAATAATATTCTTCACCCACTTCCTTCAGAATGGGATACTATTATTGCTAATTTAGAGTCTTTAAATTTAGGAAATAATACTAGTCTTAGAGGTTCAAATTGGGTTCATGCAGTTGAATCAAATGGATTAGGTACTATTAGAGGTTATAAAGAAATTTAATTGATTTAAATATAATTTAACTGTATTAAGTTAATTATGTTTTTCAAAAAAATAGAATTTTTAGCACCCAAACTTATTTTAAACGATAAAAAACTTCACCCCGAACCTGCTAATAATTTTATTCCAGATTGGTTTAAGGAACTACCCTTAAGTTTAGATTATGCAGGAAAACAAAAAAATTATATAAATCTAACTATAAAAGCATGCATGCCATTTTTGGATGCTTTAAAAACAGGTTATATTTTAAAAACACCAATTGATATTTATTTTAACCATAATTTTGATAATCCAGAAACTGGTGAAAAAGATACACAAATTAAAATGATGACGACAGGGAATATGGATGCTTTGTTTATGGCTAAAAGAATGAATGTTAATTTAGGAAACGAAAGACATCACCCTGCACAATTAGGTGAAAAATGTCCTTTTTCAAAAGACAATAAAGATAAAGCATTTTTTAAAATAATAAATCCATGGATTGTAAAAACACCACCAGGTTATTCTACATTGTTTACAACACAGTTTAATAACCCAGATAAAAGATTTACACCTTTAACAGGAATTGTAGATACAGATACCTTTAATTTACCTGTAAATTTTCCTATTATAATGAACCAAGAAGGTGAATGGATGTTAAAAAAATATTCACCTATTATAGCTGCGTTTCCATTTAAAAGAGATAATTGGAAACATGTAATTAAAGAACAGGATGTAAACGTTATAGACCAAAATCTATTTAACTTTTTTAGCCATTTTAAAAATTATTATAAAAATTTATTTTGGAAAACTAAAAAATGGACTTAAAAAAATATATAGGAATTTACGATAATGTACTTGAATATAAAATTTTAAGTAATTTTTTAAAATATTGTAATAGTGTAAATTTCGAACAAGCAGAAATTATAGGTGAAAACGGGAAAGGTAAAAAAAATTTAGAAATTAGAAAAACTAAAGAAAAAAATTTATCTAACTTTGGAGTAGATAGTTTAACTGAAATTCATTGGGCTAATTATTTAACTAAAGTATTTATTGAAGTCACAAGATATTATAAAAATGAAAAAAAACTTATTAAGTGTCCTACAGGAACATTAAGTAATATAAGCATATTAAAATACGAAGAGGGAGGTTTTTATAAATGGCACGTAGATCATGCGATGGCTGTTCCTAGAACAATAAGTTTAATTTTTTTATTAAACAATGATTATGAAGGTGGGCATTTAAGTTTTGCAGAAGGAGATGGAACTAATGAGATTACAATTGAAAATAAACCTAATAGAATTATTGCTTGGCCAAGTAATTTTTTGTATCCTCATTCAGTTAAACCCGTTACGAAAGGAATTAGGTATTCGCTAGTATGTTGGGTACTTTAGGAAAAGACTTTAAATATAAATTAATTGATAATTTTTTATCAATTGATGAATTAAAACTATTAGAAAAATATTGTTTTTTCAAACATCGTTCTAATCAAAGTAATTTTGATCATGAACAAAATAATAACGGTGACACTTACTTTTATGGTGATCCTTTAATGGAATCCTTAATGGTAAAAAAATTAAAATTAATGCAAAAAGAAACAGGGTTGGAGTTATTGCCTACTTATGCTTATTGGAGAATGTACACTAGATTTGCCGAACTTGAAAAACATAAAGATAGACCCTCTTGTGAAGTAAGTGTGACTGTTCAAATTTCATCTGATGGTGCTGAATGGCCTATATATATGGATGGTAAAAAACATGTTCTTAAAAATGGACAAGCTCTTATTTATTTAGGCATGGATTTAGAACATTGGAGAGAAGAATTACAAGGTGATTATCAAGCACAATGTTTTTTACACTATGTTAATGCGAATGGGAAATATTCCGAATTTAAATTTGACAAAAGATTAGATGTAGGTATGTAATATATTATGCAATTTAAACAATATAAAAACGGTTCTTGTGATATTAAATTTTCTTGGAAAGAAAGAATTATTTTATTTTTTACTGGTAAACTTCATTTATCAAATATAGGTCTTAGACATTTTGGAAATCATTTAGTAAGAATAGTGTCTGAGTGGAACTTAAATTTTGATGAAAAAGTAAAACAAAAAGAAACTTTTAAGCATACTAAAATCGAAGGAAAATAATTTAAAGCAATATAAATATGACAGAAAAAAATTATATTTATGAAAACATAGAGTTTCATAAAGAAAAAATATTAAGCGAAGACAAAAACCCTATTATGATGTCTTGGGAAAAAATTATTATGGATGTGTCTGCAAAAACGTTATGTGTTAATAGGGGAGATATTTTAAATGTTGGGTTTGGAATGGGTATAATAGATACATTCATACAAGAAAATCAACCACATACTCATTGGATAATAGAACCTCATCCACAGATTTTAAATAAAATGAAAAAAGAAGGATGGTATGATAAAAAAAATGTTAAAATTTTAGAGGGTACTTGGCAGCAATATCTTCATAGTTTACCTCTTTTTGATGGTATATATTTTGATACATGGAGAGATAATCACATAATGGATTTTATTAACAGAATTAGCTATTTGTTAAAAAGCGATGGTATTTTTTCATACTTTAATTCACCTAAATGCGGTCATGTAAATTTATATCCTTTTACAGACATTCATGAATACACCAGTTTAATCAAACAAAATTTATATTACGATTACATAATAATGGACATAGAAGATATAAACAAAAATAATCAAACCATATATAAAAATGAAGATTATTTTCCGAAAGAACAAAGTTTTTACTATTTACCGATATGGGTAAAAAATAAAGAAACGTTAAAAAAATTCCCAAGAATTTTAAAATGATTCAGACATTAAAATTAGATATAGCTAAACAAATAAATTTAAAAATAATTTCTTTGTTAATTAATATGGAAAAATGGAAAATAGCTTCGGATGTTTCTACTGATAAGGAAAGAATAGATAGATTATTGACAACAAACCCTTATGATGGAGGGTTTTATTATGAGTCTTTTAATTTATTTAAAGAAATAAACGATGAATCTGAATTAAATCTATACGCAGAAATAATTTTATTTTCTGTTTTAGAAAAATTAAAATTAGAAAAAATTATTCCAATAAGATTTTGGTGGAATTACTATAATAGGTCTTCTAGAGGAGAATTTCATAAGGACTATTTTGAAGATAATATGTATAGTTTTATATACTCATTAAATACAAATGATGGTGGCACATATATAGAAAATGAAAGTAATTTTTTTAAAAGCAATGAAGGAGAAGTACTGTTTTTTAAAAGTAATAAAAAACACATGGGAATAGGTCCAACAGATACGTGTTCTAGATTTAATTTAAACTGTGTCTTTAAACATGATAATTGAAGATGCAGCTATATTTAACAACGAAGAAAAAGATATTGTTAATAATATAATCTTAGGGGAAACTTTTCCGTTTTATTGGCATCCTTATCAGGTTGTTGGAGATGACTGTCCTTACTTTAGACATAATTTAATTGATAGAAATGATAAAAAAGTTACATCACCTTTTATAAATTTTTTTGATGTAGTTATAAAAAGATTTTTAAAAAAACATAATATAGAATTTAAACAATATCTAAGAGCATGTATTAATTTAACGTATCCAATAAATAAAGAAAAAGGAGAGGCTCATGTAGATCATTATTTTAATTATAGTTCTATATTAATTTACTTAAATTCTTCTTCTGGGTGCACTGTAATATATGACTATAAATACGATGAAAATTTATCAGAGAATCAAAATCTATTAAATTTTAAAAAAAATGAAAAGGTTTTAAAAAAAATAGAGCCCGAACAGTTTAAGATAGTTTACATAAAAAATCCTTTATATCATTGTTTAGAATATCCCTTAATTAACAGAAGACTTATTGGGGTATTTACCTTTAATTAAGACAATAACTTCTCTGCGGTATTGTTTAATTTTTTGTCAATAAATGCTATAATACGCATATGCCATTAACAAATGTACAGATTAGACCAGGATTTAATAAACAAGTAACCGCTACAGGAGCTGAAGGACAGTGGACTGATGGGGATTTTGTAAGATTTAGATATGGATTACCAGAAAAAATAGGTGGTTGGCAACAAATTACCAATCAAACACTAGTAGGTGCTGCAAGAGAACAGCTAGTTTGGGCTGATTTAGATGGTCGTAAGTATGTAGCAATAGGAACTAACAGAGGTTTATTCATTTATTATGAAGGTGCCTTTTATGATATTACCCCTTTAGATACAGCTATTACAGGAATTACTTTTGATACAACAAATACTTCAGCAACTGTTACCGTAAATAAAATTTCACATGGTTTGGTCGCAGGAGATTTATTCAAATTTACTTCAGTAACTCCTCCAGTAGGCGCAGGTTTTGTTGCTGCTGATTTTGAAACAAACACCTTTCAAGTTGTTACTGCTACAATAAACACTTTTACAATTACTATGGCAAGTGCTGCCACAGCGACCACGTCTGCGAGTGGTGCAGCTACTATTAATCCGTATGTAAAAGTAGGACCCTTGAATCAAAGCGCAGGATATGGTTGGGGAACATCTTCATGGGGTGGAGCTACTGGAGTTGTAAGCACTTTAAATGGAGCTTTATTAGATGACACTAACGGTACTGGAGGTGTGGGAACTTCAATCACACTTTCTTCAGTTACAGGATTTCCAACATCAGGTACAATAAAAGTTGGAGCTGAATTTATTTCATACACAGGAATATCCGGCAATAATTTAACAAATATTACAAGAGATGTAGCGGGCACAAGATCTGCTCATGCAGACGGATCTTCTGTTGAAGTTTACACAGGTTGGGGTTCAGCATCTATCACAAGTTCAGTAATCCTTGATCCTGCATCGTGGTCACTAGATCACTTTGGACAAAAATTAATAGCAACAATTAAAAACGGTAAAACATTTGAATGGGATCCGATTGCTGCAGCGCCTGCAGCGTTATCAACAAGAGCAACAATTGTTAGTGGTGCACCGACAAGATCAGTTATGTCCATTGTCTCTGAAAGAGATAGACATTTAATTATTTTAGGAACAGAAACTACTATTGGAGATGAATCAACACAAGACAAGATGTTTATTAGATTTAGTGATCAAGAAGATATTTCAGATTACACACCAACATCAATTAATACAGCAGGTACGTTTAGGTTAGACTCTGGTGTTAAAATT